CTCATACAATTCTCACCCATTAGAATGTGCGGCTGGGCGGTTGCCGCATTCCGGGCGATACCACTTCTTGAAGTGCCTTCGCCGTGTTCAATACGCTGTCGCGCTCTTTCTGCTGGATGCCAGCAAGCGTCTCAACGGTCTTGGCTTTGGTCTCTTCAGCCCGTGCCAAGGTGTATGCTGTGTTGGCCTGCGCTTGGCCTGCTTTGGCCTGCGCTTCCATTGCTGCCGCCTGCAGATACTGCGCCTGCGGATCTGGCTGCTGCTGCGACTGCGCCTGTTGCAGTTCCTCTAGCAATGCCTGCTGTTCCTCTGGCGTAGGCTTAACCACACCCATCTTGATCAGGCGGTTGCGGAAGAAGTCGCGCACGTCAGAGATGCCTTCGCCTTCCATGTTCAGCATAGCCATCGAGCCAAGCACCTGCTGCGTCTCTGGATCTGTTGCCAGTTGCATCATGCCCATAAGCGACCGAACAGTGGCAGCGCGTCTGGATTCAGACGATGGCCCGACCTCAACCGCCACATCAAACTTGGCTTTGCTCAGGTCGTTTTCGTATTCCACCGCGCCAGTGTCTGGATTCAGCACAGGCTTGGCCAGTTCGACAGTAGACATTTGGCCTTGCGAACCAATGCCCTTTAGCTTGCGGCCAGATTCAACCATGACATCGCGTGACATAGACAGCCAGATTTCACCGCAGCGCTTGATAGCCTTGGCCATGTTCGACATGTAGATGTAGGTCTGCATGTCGATCTTGCTCTGGATCAACTCCACAGCTTTGCCAGAGATGTTGGAAACCATCTGCTCGCCAGCCTGCTGGTTGCCCAACAGATCGCTGATGTCTTGCTCGGTGATCTGCAACAGGCCAGCCAGTGCGGGCGGGATTTGCGGCGGCTTGGTATATGCTACCGGGCCAGCCAATGCTTCATTCCCATTGGCATCCGTCATGGTGTTGATGAGCAGATACGGATAGTTCTTCAGGTTGTCCTCGGCCCACATCATCTCATAGCCGGCGACTTGCTCGGCTGCGAAGATCGGCTTTTCAGTCGTGGACAGCGCAGAGATTTCGCCCAGCTTGGATAGCTGCATGTTCTTGAGCCGCTGCGCATCCTTAGCCATGCGAACGTGACCCATGCAGCGCTCGATGTTGTCGATATACCAGCGCTTTCCGTAAACAGGCACGATCGGGATTTCAGACCCGGCGATATAGCCGCTGTCTTCCAGAATGCTGTTGCCGCTCATAATATACTTATGCACCTTGCGGCGCTTCACACGCTTCTGGCGCACCTCGACCTGGCCCGTGGCCGTCAGCATGTTCTCAAGTTCTGGATCATCAGCGAAGTCTTTTTCGCTATAGCGGGTTTCTTCACCATCGATGGATCTGAACGTGCGGATTAGTTCCGATGCTTCCTCAACGCGGAAAACCTCGGCGACAAACACCATGTCAGGCGTCGACCAGTCAAATTCGTTCTGGTGGATCTCATGCGGCCATGTGTCAGGGTCATCGCTCCATGTGGCCTTATACGATTCCCGCGTCATTGCCGTCAGGACATAGCACAGCCGGGCGTCAGACTTGTCTTGGCGCTTCGCATCCATGTCGAAGAACACAGTCGTGTCTGCGTCATAGATCGGCTCGATCCGAATGCGCTGGTTGTCATTCTCGGAATCGTATTCGTCTTCGTATTCAGTGCGCAGACGGAAAGCACCAAAGCCACCGCCAACAGCCTCTTCAAAGGCGTTGTCATAGGCTTCATCGGCGCCGCTGTCCTGCTCATCCGCACGGAATAGCATGTCGCAGGTGTCGGCCAGCTTATCGTCTGACGTGCCATCCTTGCTAACGAAGTCCACCGTGATGCGGTTGTTGCGGTATTCGTTGATAATCCGCATCACCGACAGGTGGATCTTGTTCACCTCGAAGCGCGGCTTATTGTTGAACTGCTCTGCAAGGTTGCCTTCCCACTGCGCCCCGGCGATGGAATAAAAGCGACGATCCTCAAGGCATTGCAGACGGCCTTCACGCATGGCGCTTTGAATGTCGTCGAACTCTTGCAGCGCATCCTGATGCACTGTTGCAAGCCGTTCGCTTCTGGTCATTCTTGCCACGGCAGTTCCTCGCAATTCATTTCGCGCCATTATAGGCGCTTTTGGCGGATAAAACAATCACCTTGCCATAGGCATCATTGTGACCACTGGCCGGGCCTTTGGTTTCTGCTGCACGTTAGCCCTACGCGCACCTTCAAGAGCATAGCGCACCGCGTCGATCACATGGTTGTCGCGGTCTTCTAGCACGGGGAGAATCTTGCCCGTCATCTTATCGGTCTTATAGCTGTAGAGTGTTAGTTCGTCGATTGTGTGCTTGCAGCGCGGGTGAACAACGATGTCAAACGACTTCAGCCATTCAATCCCGTCTTCAACAGACTTCGGCCCCTTGACCGCTGATTGTATCTTGGGGAAGCCGTTCTTGCGCATGTGGCTGACAGTCTCAGGTCTGGCACTGTCGGCCACCATCGGCCATTTCTCAGCCTCTGGGATGGACATGAACAGCGATGGCGTGTCCACAATCTCGCAGCCGACCTGATACGCCTCATAGTCGATATATAGCTTACGGCCTATGATGTGGCAGCGAACGCAGACTGTCGGATCGGATGCAAAGCCCCAATCCGCACCGAACCGATGGACAGCATCAGGCGGCGCGTCGAAGTCTTCAATCACCCAGTTCTTGAATACCCGCGTTTCGCTGTTGCGAACATACTGGCCCTTCCAGACGTGCAGATACTTGTCTGGATCGCGCCGCAGATCGTATTCCATCTCGTCCCGCAGAACGTCAGGAAACCACGGATTGTCGGAATAGTTGACCTCGACCACGATGCTGTCGGTCGGCGCGTTGTTACCACGCAGCAGCGTTTCAACTGGATCGTCCTCATAGCGTGGGTTCCAACTGAATAACAACTGCGAGCCGGGCTTGCGGATTGTCGGGCGCAATAGGTCTAGCGAAAACTGGCTGATTGATTGCGCCTCTTCTACCCAAGCAATGTCAAAGCCTTCGAGCGACTTAATACTGTCGGCTGTGTGGTTCTGCATGCCCTGAAAGATGATCACGCCACCATGCGGACATTTGATCTCAGCCAGCTGCACTTCAAACATATGCCCAACGCCAAGTTCCTGTATCTTGTTCTCGATCAGCTTCTTGACGGATTGCTTTAGTGACCTTTGCACCTCACGAACACAGACCACATCTGTGCGCTTCATCACGCAGCGCTCAACGATCCACTCGGCGAAAAAGGTTGACTTGCCAGAGCCACGCCCACCGAATGCGCCGATGTAGCGGGCATGTTCTTTCTTGAGAATTGGAACAGCCCAGCGAGGGGTGTTGATGTTTAGGTTCACTATGCGCCTGACACTAAGTTGTTGAGTTCTTCCTGCGTCATGTTCTCGGTCAGTGTCTGCGAGATTTGATCCGCTGATGTTCCAAGCATCACAGCAGCGCCAGCGATGCCATACTTGCGCACAATGCTGATTAGATTGTCGTCAAAGACAACATAGTTGCGGGTTGCAGTGCGGCCGGCAGCCTCAATGACCTTCCGCACCTCGTCGCGCTCGCCTGACGCAAATCGTTCAACTGGATTGCTTCCGTTGAAAAGTCGCAGAGCCATTTCGGCATCACCGCTTGCCTGATCCAGAAACGTCCGCGCCTCGTTAGCAATCGGGTTGTTTGGGAGGTTGGAAGGCGTATAACGTGATCCCGCATCAAGGTAGCGGATGCCGGGAATGCCAGCTTGTGATAGCCCAATCCTCGCCGCCTCATCTACTCCGCCGCCTTGAACCTTACTTTGGAAAAGTCTTTCCGCTGCGTTTGCCGCAGACTCGCGCCGATAAATATCCTGAACAGCAGGATGCTCCCCAATGTTGTTGGGAGCCTCTCTCTTAGCCAATTCATATGCTGCTATTTCTTCACCCGGCGTTGGCCTCGGCGTATAGCCAAACTGCTCTTTAACCTTTTGCCCTTGTGCGCTTAACGGAGCATCATAGTTAATGAAATCATCTGGTTTAGCGTTGATGCTAACCTCATAAATCTTTCCTTCATTGACCAACTTAACGTCACCTGAGTTCATCAGGTTTTCCAGCCTGTCAGCTCGATTTGAAAACTCAATTATGGTAGATGCAAGATCACCATTAAATTCTGGTTTGAGTTCTGAAACATCAGAAGCCCCAATGTCATCAAGGTTTTGCTTAACAATTTTCCTTAACCGCAGAACTGTGTCTCTCAAGTCCTTTGGGTCTCCAGCAGCATTTTCAAAAATATCAGCAACATCAATCCCGTATTTTTCTGCTATGCTCTGGCCGTCAGGCGTTGCCAAATATGGCCGACTTAGTTGGTCACGGTATGAACGCGCGATTCCTTCGTTTTCTGCCGTGTAAAGTCCTCGACCAAAAGCCTGATTTCCCTCGCCCGTGCCAATCTTATCTATCCGCATCCGGCCAAGCGGGAAGTCTTGCAATACCTCTGCACCAGCAGGAACGTCAGGCAAAACATCAGGCCGACCGACGATGTATTGCGTTGACCCGTCAGGCATACGCACAAGACGCTCAGCTGCGAAGTTATGCGGCGAACCTTGGTAAGCGCGAATGCCCTGCGATTCCTGCATCGCCCTTTCGGCATCAGCAAAAGTCACTGGCGGTCGGCCTTCACGCGCTGCGCCCATCCGCAATGCTCCAGCAGGTGCGGTCCCAGCGCCAGCGCCAAGCGTCACCATGCCCGTCATCCCTGCAATGTCGCCATAGGTCAGCGGCTGGCCTTCCATCGCCCTGCGAGGCACTGAGATGGCGTCCCATGCGCTCTGCACGGCACCACTGAGCAAGTCGCCAGTGAAGCCCAGCGGGTTGGCTGTTGCCTCACGATATGCGCCCTTGACCACAGATTGCGTTTTGGGCGGTGCCATCTCAAACAAATATTGCGTGCCGTCGAACCGCGATCTGCGGATTTTCTGGCCTAACTCATCATAGCCGACAACGGGATCATTTTCTGGATCAGCCCCGGCAGGCAGACGCATTGGGTCATATGCAAATCCGTCAGTTTTCGGGGTGAGAAAATCGAAAATGCCCATGTCACGCCTCTGATGGATCAATGATGGTTCGCTTGATCTCGATTGGTATTGCGCCGCCTGATGGCCCAGACAGTTCCTGCTTCGTCGCGTCAGAGTAGCCGTGCTTGGACAGCATCATCTTGGTGATTGAGTAATTAAAGTCGCCAGACAGGCCATTATTCAGCAACTCCCGCTCTTGCTTTTGCGCGATTGCCTTGAGGATGTCGGAAAATTCTTTGTCCTTGTCCCGCGCCCAATCATGACAGGTCTCTCGGTGAATGCCAATCTCACAAGCCAGACCCGCGACTGATGGCACCTTGTCACCTGCTGCGATCCATCCGCCCTTGGCGTAGTCCCATGCGGCCTTGACGATCTTGGGCGTGTAATCAGTTGGTCTACCAGCAGCCATGACATTCCTCATCTCAACACATAGCGGTGTCGGTCGCTGCGGCATCTTACATCAGTTTGGTGGTTGTTTCAATCTGGCAACCTTATCAAGCACAGACAGGGCAAATTCCGATGTTGGATCAAACCACCACAGCGGCTTTTGGCTGCGGTCTTTGTTGGCTGGGTTCCTGATGATGCTATGGACCCCTGTAGGTTCACTACGCACCCGGCTGATTGCCCCGATGCAGGCGTTCTTAGTCATGCCAACCAGATGTGCTGCGTCCTTGTGAGTTAGACCCACGTTCTCAACGAGGTGCAGCGCCATGAGGATTTGTTCATCCTTCTGGCGGTCTAGCGTTCCGTGCATGCGATTTCTCCCGCGATTGCGTTCTTGTTTCTGCTTTTCATGTAGTCTAAGTGCCTTTTTGCATTTGAAGCCTTACAAATATCACATCGGCATTTGTGCCGCTCATATCCTGACCGAGTTCCATGCGTCAGTGGCATTGCATTTTTTTCAACTAGGTTTTCAGATGTAAATGCTTTCTCTGGTCCCATTCGCTCTAGCCGCTTGAACAACGTGTTAGCCTTTAGCCCAAAATGCTTTGCCCATTGCGCTGCGGTTTTTGTCTGTCCCTCAAACTCAATTTTTATGTTTGTTCGCTTGTTGTTGGCCTGTGTTGTCCAGTTGGCCCATCGACAATTTTCCGGCGAATATCCTTTTTCCGAATCAATCCTATCAAGTGTCATGCGCTCAGGGCATGGTCCCATATCTGCAAAAAAAGCATCGTAGTCACTGACCCAACTTTCACAGACTGTAATGCCGCGTCCACCATAATGTTCCCATGATGCGCTTTTTGGGCTTAAGCAACGATTTCGCATACTGCGCCATGCAAAATACTCTCTAGACCCCGATGGGTTGATCCACTTTTCTCTTGGCATGTGCAGCTCCTATTTCTCCAGCAATAGCACCATATCCGCACAAATCTTGAGCTGAGTCAATATGCGACTGGTTACTTTTCATTCTTGCCTGTTTGAACCCCACCATCATTTGAGCAACATCGTATGCAGTAATCTCGGTATGTGCCTTTAATTTTTCTTTGAGCCACCAAGTCCAGTGCCCGGCTATAGTATCAAAGTTGTCTTCTGCATCGCCGTGAGTCGCCGCTCGATCCTTGGTCACATACTGGATTGCGGTGCTTAGTATCTGTTCGCGGTTCATTTGTTTCTTTCCGGGCAATTGCGCCCTTCGTTGCAGTTATGGTTGCATGGCGGGCAGGTCTTCAGTGATTTGTCATAGAGTGCGGTGAATGTTTTGTTGGGGCGGATGTTTGCCTTCTCGCGGGCAAGCTGGCCGTCCAGATACTGCTGCAATTTCCCAAACATGAAAGCGTTTGCTAATCCTGTTCGATCCACTTTCAACTCCTTTGCTGCCCGGCTGACGCTGCCGAATGTTGTGCCAAAGATTGTGACCTTGGATGCTAGGCTCACAAACTCTGATTCAATCTCATTGTCGGCCTCTTCCCATGGCGCTGCGGGCATCGTGACGAAGTGCTGGATAGATAGCCCGGTGACGATTGAGTTGCGATCTGTCACCGCAATGATCTTGGTGCGCATGTTCATTGCCCTGATGGCAGTGGCAGACTGACAGGGTGCTGGAAACATGCATCTGGGTTGCCTTGGCCTGCTTCGGTCAAGAATGCTGTGTCTTCAGATTGCTGACCCATTGGGCATCGGCAGATCGCAATGCCATCCGGGCCTTTTTCGCAGTCGAAACTAAAGCAGTTTGATGCGTTATAGCCCTGATGCAATTCTGAGCCGCACTCTTGGATCACCACTTTCTTTTTGAGTGGGTTTCTGCTGAAGTCGTTGGCTTCCTGCCGATAATGCATTCGTGGAAAAAACAAACTCCAGACGTGGCTCGGTGCGCTTGCATCGCATGACCCTTGCATGTTTCCTGCGGTTAGGTCGGCAATGGCTGGCCCGTGTAGGATCGGGCATTTGCAGATCACCTCTGGGTATGGAATGCCATTGTTGGGCGTAATCATCTTGCCTGTTGGTGTGCAGGTGCTGGCCGCGCACAGTGCATATTCCCCTTGGCACAGCGTCACCTCTGCGTTGCTGATGGTTGGGAAAAACAGGACACATGTCAGGATCAGATTT